TTACCAGCAAGTCTTGCGCCATCTGATCCCGCTTGAGATCGTCGTTGGCCGCTGCCTTCTGCATTTCAAGTTGCAGCTTGGCCATGTCGGTCTGAGCTTTTGTTTGGGCCTTCATTTGCTCTGCCTGCAAGAACGCAGCGTTTGGATCAGAGGCTTGGCCTTGCTGTGCCTGTGCTTGTTGCTGCATTTGCAGCATTTGCATTTCAATCTCTGGTGTGATCGGCGCAAAGTAACGGTCAGCATTGCGTATTCCCGAAACCGCCAGCTGGTCGGCCAGCGTGTTGCGAATGTTGGTCAGGCTCACCAGACCATTCATCGGCCCATAGTTTTGATAGACCATTGTTTGCATCTGGAGGGCTTGGTTGAGGGCCATTGCCTTCTCTTCCTCACGGCCAGTGCCTAAGCCCACGTTAATGGCAACATCCATTGACTGGTTCCAAACGCGAGGATCAATAGGCACAAACATGCCATTCATCCGCATCATTTGCTCTTCGTCAACATTCTTGCTCATCAAGCGCAGCATGATGCCAAATAGATCACGCATACCATCGGCAAGGTTGCGAACCATAACCTCAACCTGACCAGCTGCGGCCTGCACAGTAGCCTGCACAGCGGCCTTTGTGGTTGACTGCATTGCATCAGGGTCTAGGCCCATTGACGCCCTAGAAACGCCTGTCTTGCTCTCTACGAGGCCGTCTAGGTATGTCAGCGCGCCAAGTGTCTGCCCGGCAGTAAATGGAACGGACAATTCTTGGACTGAGCCGGGCTGGCGCATACGCACAATTGCGCCGATCTCGTTGTTGAGAACGTCGTCAATATTGACCGAACCCTCAACAATGCCAAGGCGAGGGTTGTTCGTCATCGCCACGTTATCGAGAATAGAGCGCAGCACAGATGTGGCTGCATCTTGGTCATCCATAACAATCTCAGCCAGTGAGCGACCATAAAACGCGTGCGGCTCTGGATCAACCTCAAACTTGGCAAACGGCAACTCATCGCATGGCTCAAAGTCCAGCAATTCGTATGACGTGCCGCCACAGATTAATTTGTGCAAAACTGGTATGCCAGTGCCGTCAACGTCAATGCGCATATACGCTTCGGTCACTGCAACATTTCGCATGGATGGGTCTTCAATGTCCTCATCTGAGGTGTCCATGTCGTAACCACGGCGCTCATACATTTCGGCCTCTGTCATATCAGAGCCGCTTTCAAAGCTGTCCAAGTTAAGCACTACGTCTGGGTCAAAGCCCATTGCAATTAAATCGCCAGCGCGCATATCGGTGCGGTGAGCAACGATATAAGCGTCGGCCAATGAGCGTGCGTCACGGTTGATGAAAAACTCTTCCGGCGGAACGCTCTCAATGCACAGCTCGCCCATATCTTTCTGGCGGCTTAGCTTAACGCTGTGAACTGGCATCTCAATTTCCATACCCATTGGATCAATCTCAATGGACATTTCAACCGTATGCTCCAGCACAGTCACGCTGTCGTCTTCGATTAGGTATGTGTATTCGTCGTCGGATAGGTCAGAGAACGTGTAAATCTCGGCCTCTGGATATGTCATCCAGTATGCCTTCACGATGCCTTGTTTTTTGACCAGCGCATCTTGGAAGGCGTCATTCAGCACGCGGTAGCCGTTTAGCCGTGTGAACTCATGGTGCATGAACTCAGTGGCCTGCTCGGCCATTGCCACGTCCTCTGGGCCGCGCGGCACAAATTCAACTGGCTTGGCTGTGCTGAGGAATATGCGCATCAGGCTTGGCTTCACAGAACGTACAGTATCTCGTACTTTTGTGGCTACAACCTTGCTGCGGCCATCCTCGTAACCAAGGTCAACCTCGCCGTCGTAGTAGCGCTGGGCTTTGATCCGATCATCGCTGATCTCGCCCTCAACAAAGTCCACCGCATCCGATATTGCGTCTTGGACAATGCCCTCAATTTCGCTGCGTGATTTTGGTTTAAGTTCCATTATTGCTGCTCCTGAGCCTGCAAGCCGCTTAATCTAGCAACTATGTCTTGGACTAATTCTTTGGTTACAACTTTCGAAGGCTCCGCAACGCCACCAGAACGCACTAAGTCTTCAAGAGCTTTGCGAGAGGCTTTTATTTTTGCGTTGTACCCCATTTTTGCAAATGTTGCTGCCGTCATGCCCATGATTTCGTACGCAGCGTTTCCGGGTATGGCTAGGAGCGCAATATTTATCCCTGACATTAAGCCGTTTGAGGTAGGGGCCAGCTTGCCGACTGTGCCTAAGACCCTACTGCCTATGGTCCCATCCGCAACCTTTCGAAGTGCAGCCAATTCATCTGGAGTCCAGAACGCAGCGGCCTTATCATTGCGAAGTATTCTGGTTGCGGTGGCTTGAAGCGCCTCACCAGTTTTAGGTATTAAGTTTCCCTTTTTCGCACCCTCAGTTGCTTGTGTAAAATATTTATCCAGCATCCGTGCTTTTGCGTATTTAGAATTTGATGCCTTTGCAGCCTGCATTAACGCGGCATCCTTGCTGCCCTCGGCAAGAACGTCATCCATTTTCTTTAACATTGACAAGACCTCTGGTGCGTCCGGCGCTGTCTTGTATATTTTACCCAAAGCCTTCTGAAGCTCGTTAAACTTTGACAAATTCATTGCCCCAGATTTCTCCACTTCGTCAACAAGGGCTAACGCCCTTTCAACGGACGGCTTTGCTGATAAAATAATGTCATCCATGTTTAGGACGCTTTTCATGTCCTGTACCAAGTATGCTGTCTGCGTACCCGTTAATCCAGTTCCTTCCGACTTCAAAAGGTTGTAAGCGGAGTTTTTCTCTGCTTTTAATGTTGGAAGCGTTGGAGAAGTCACGTTTTTCTTCTGAAACGCAGAAAGGGTTTTATTTGCCGCGTATGGTGCAATCAGAGCGCCAGCAATCCTTGCGTAAGGCTCAAGGTCCGTACCCTCAGTCGCCTGCCCAGCAGCCTCGCTTCCCGCGCCAGCAGCCACGGATGCTTGCATTAACTTCTTGCCGCCACCCAATAGACCGCCGGGTCCGACAAACTCACCTATTGTGCCTGCAAACTGCGCAGGAGTGCTTTCGCCACGGTACGCCATAGCCTTATCGCCGCCAAACGTAGAAAGTGCAGCTTCAATGCCCCGCCCAGTTGCCGTGTCAAGCACAGGCATTTCATTTTCAATCTCAGCGCCTGCAAGCTGCGCTAATTCTTGACCTCCACGGATTGCCGCTCGACCAAGCATTTCTGGGGTCTCGGCTAGACCCTTGACGCCACGCGCCATGCCAGCAAGACCAGCTCCAGCAATGTCCTCAAACGCGCCGCTCTCAACTTGCTGCAAGTTTGGATAGCGGGTTACGCCTTGTTCATCAACGTATGGCTCGGTTTGGGTTGGCGCAGCTTGTCGCTTTGCTAACTCTCGCTTTGCAAGCTCTAGTCTGGCGGCTCTAAGTGCTTCGCTCATAACTCATCCCCCATTGGCCGCGATCCAAGCCTCTATTTCTTCTTTAGACATTTTTGTAAAATCTGGGGCAGCACTGCTCCCCTGAGTGCCTGCGGGAGAGCTTGTGCCAATGTCTGTATATCCAGCAGCGGCCTTTGCCTCTTCTGGGTATGCGTTGAACTTTGCAATTGTTTGCAAATATTGGTTTTCAAGTATCTGAAGTTGCCTATTGAACTGCTCTTGGCTCTGCTCTTGGTTTAAGTTGTTGAGTGTAGACTGCAAGAAATCAATCTCTTGGTTTGACACTTGACCCAATGCCCCGCCAGTGGGGCTTGCGTCTCGCATGGCTTGTAATTTATCAAAACCAATATTGGCCTTAATTGTGTTAACTAAAGCGCCAACGTCAGTGGCGGCCGTACCCGGAATTTTCTTCAACATGCTGCCAGTGAATCCGGACGTAGGCAATTTTGATTCTGCAATTATTCTTTGGGCTTCGTCTATATTTGTCAGTACGACCCCGGCAGTCTTAATTCCGCCTTCCCTTGCCGCATCCTTTGCCGCTGCCGCCCGCTCAACATCAGCCGCAGCTTGAGACCCCGGAATTGGCATAACTTGATATGTTATATTTCCCTGCTCATCTCGGCCCTGCACCATCATAGTGCCTTTATCAAGAGTTCCAAACTCAACAGGCGCACCCGGTGCGTAAGCGCTTCCGCCAGTGAGCATAAATTTCTTGTAATCTTCCGTCCCCGGCTCCAAGCCAGCGGCTACTGCACGACGCATCAAGGCAGTGTCTTTGGCTCTGCCGCCAGCAAGCATTTGCTGACGCTTAAACGCCAGATCAGCAGCCTTCTCGCTCTGCATTACGCTAAACGCTTCTTTAGCAGCAATAGTTCCATTCATCACAGCATCAGCCAAGTCATCCCGGCCTTGAGCGCGCAGCATATCAACAGTTTTATTCTTTGACATTGCAGCCGCGCGCTGAACGCCCTGCTGACGTATGCCCTCTCCGCCACGCAAGTCCTTTAGGATCAACGGGTCAAGGGCCGCAGCAAAGTTTTGCAACGGGCTAAGGCCAGTATCTTCATTGGTCTTGGTTGCTTTATCAAATAAGCCGAGGAGACCGCCACGCGGTTGACTTGGCTGCTGCGGATTCATAACCATTACTTATA